TTTTTTTAGTATATAATTCTTAAATGAACGCCAAATCAAGACCAACAACCGCAGATGTAGCTGCAAACTTGCACGCACATGAAGTAAAATGTGAAGAGCGTTGGAAGACTATATTTTCTGAAACTGCTGATATTAAAAGAGAAATGTCTGATATCAATCAAACTATGAAAATGGCCACTTTTGGAGTGTTTGGTTTTATAGGCGCTTTAATAATTGCTGTACTTTCAGGAATGTTTCCAGTTAGTTAATCGTATGTTTAACAGCAACGACAAGCTGTCTCCTCACTTTAGATTGCGTGAATTTGAAAAGTCTCAAATTGCAGATCGTTTCAAAATAGATAATACTGTTAAAGATGAAGAAGTTTACAACAAACTTATACTCTTATGTGAAAACGTACTGGAGCCTATACGCGTTCATTATGGCATACCTTTTTCTCCTAACAGTGGTTATAGGTGCCTTGATCTCAATAGAAGACTGGGAAGTTCAGACAAATCCCAACACACTAGAGGGCAGGCATGTGATATTGAGATCCCAACCGTATCCAATTATGAGCTTGGGATATGGATCAGGGACAATGTGGAGTGCGATACTGTTCTCTTAGAGTTTTATCAAGAAGATGTACCATCAAGTGGATGGGTGCATGTTTCTTATATCAGCAAAGACAATAATAGGAATAGGGCATTAAAATTTGATGGTAACCATTACACTACATTATGAATATAGATGAGCAAATGAAACGGTCTCATACAATTGAGATCAATCATAACGAATCAAAAACTTGGTATAACTTAGCTGAGGGTTTTGATAAATGGCGAGTCTTTCCTAGATTGCTTATTACTTTATATGGTTATGCTTTTTATAGAACTATAGAATGGTTTATGACCTTGCCTGACCCAACCAACGCACAATCAGCATTTGTTTCTGTAATCGTAGGCGCAGGTGCAGCTTGGTTTGGTTTGTATGTTGGAGGTAGCGCAAGAAAATGATAGATAAATTAATTGGTCCAGTTAGTAATATCTTAGATAAGTTTGTTGCTGATAAAGATCTAAAACAAAAACTAGAACATGAATTATTAATATCTATTCAAGATGCTAATCTTGCTCAAATCAAAGTAAATCAACAAGAAGCAGCGCATAAATCTATATTTGTTGCTGGCTGGAGGCCTTTTATTGGTTGGGTATGCGGAGTATCTTTAGCTTATCACTTTATATTTGCACCGCTTATAGAATGGATTTTAGTTTTATCTGGTAATACTGTAGACTTGCCAGAGTTTGACTTCTCGCAACTGTCCACTATAGTAATGGGAATGCTTGGACTAGCGGGTGCTAGATCATATGAGAAAACAAAAGGCGTAAGTCGAGAAAAATAAAATAAAATGTCTGAGTCCTCTGCTAGAATATCATTAGCAGGAGAATATCTAGCGGCATCATACTTGCTGAGATATTGTGACTCTGTAATACCTACACCTCCGGGACACAAAGCAGACCTTATTCTTGACCACGATAACAATCTTTACAGGGTTCAAGTAAAGACTACCAATACTGTATATGTAAGAAGAGACAACGATTATTATCGTTGGGAATTGCGTACAAGTAAAAGAACTGCTAATAACATTCGCCAAAATAAAGTGGTAAGATATGGAAATGGTCAAATCGACATGTTTTGTTTTGTTGCTTTGCCAATTAATAAAGTGTTTTTTGATGCGTATGATGGTACAAAAAATTTAACTGAAGTATCTAAAAGCATTAAAAGTTTAAATAAAATAGATTCAAGGGATTCTTTGCTTAAAGCTTTGTTAAAGATAAACAAAACACCAGAGCTAAGTCCTTTAGGTAAAACAGATTAATAGAATATGCCTTTAACAAAACTTACATTTAAACCCGGCATCAACAAAGAGATGACGGACCTTATGGATAAAGGCGGTTGGGCTGATGGTAATCTTGTTCGCTTTAGAAAAGGCTTGCCAGAAAAAATAGGTGGCTGGACTAAAAATAGTTTAAACACTTTCTTGGGAGCTTGTCGCGCCATGCTTGGCTGGGTTTCTTTATCTTCTACTAAGTTTCTAGGCATGGGAACCAACCTAAAATACTATGTTAAGGAAGGAGCTAACTTCAATGATGTTACTCCAATAAGATCTACAACCAGCGCTGGTGATGTAACGTTTGCTAAAGTGGGAACTGGAGATGCAACCATTACTGTAACTGATACAGCTCATGGAGCTGTGGCTAATGATTTTGTAACTTTCTCTGGGGCAGCATCTCTTGGTGGTAATATTACTGCTGCTGTGCTTAATCAAGAATATCAAATAGCAACTATTGTAAATGCTAACTCTTATACAATAGAGGCTAAAGATACTAGCGGCGATCCAGTTTTGGCCGCAGCTGGAGACAGCGGTAATGGTGGTGGATCTACAGTAGGAACCTATCAAATCAATACAGGTCTAAATGTTTATGTTCCATCCACAGGTTGGGGTGTGAGCACATGGGGATCTAGCACATGGGGTTCAGCGGCAGCGGCAAGTTTTGCTAATCAACTAAGATTATGGTCGCATGACGCATTCGGTGAAGATTTGGTTATCAATCCAAGAGCTGGCGGTGTTTATTATTGGGATACATCTAGCGGAACATCAACTAGAGCAGTAGATATTACATCTTTATCAGGAGCTAATCTTGCGCCAACTAAAGGCTTGCAAACTATTGTTAGTGATATTGATCGTCACGTTATTGTTTTGGGTGCAGATCCTATTGTTGGCAGCGCTAGAACAGGAAGCGTAGATCCTTTGCTTGTAGCGTTCAGCAGTCAAGAAAGTTTAACAGATTGGGAGCCAACAGCCACCAATACAGCAGGAGATATAAGACTGTCTTCAGGCTCTCAAATAGTTGGCGGCTTAAGAGCAAGACAAGAAATACTTATTTGGACTGATACATCTTTATATTCTATGCAGTTTGTTGGTGCTCCATTTACATTTGGCGTTAACCTAATTAATGAAAATGTTGGCATGATATCTCCTAATGCTGCTATCAATGCACCTAATGGCGTCTATTGGATGGCCCGAGATGGCTTCTATAAATACGCAGGAGCTGTTGAAAGGGTTACCTCTAGTGTTCTTAATTATGTTTTAGATGATTTAAATACAACACAATCATTTAAAATATTCGGCTTTAGCAACAAAGAGTTTAATGAGATAGGATGGTTCTATTGTTCTGGAAGCAGTGATGATATAGATAGATACATTACTTATAATTATTTAGAAAACGTTTGGAGCATAGGAGAGTTATCAAGAACAGCTTGGTTAGATGAGGGAATATTTGACAATCCACTGGCAACAGAAGGTTCAGGGAACAGCAGCATTTTATACAATCACGAGACTGGCTCAGATGCAGACGGTGTCCCAATGGACAATGTCTTTATTGAATCTGGTGATATCGATATTGACGAAGGTGAGCAATTTGGTTTTGTAAGCAGAATTATTCCTGACGTTAAATTTTTTGGATCCACCCCTACAAGCGGCCAAATAAATTATGTTTTAAAATCTAGAAACTATCCGGGCGAAAGTTTAACAACGAGTTCAACCAGCGATGTTACCAGCTCTACCACACAAAACTTTGTTAGAACTAGAGCAAGACAAATGGTGTTTAGAGTACAGTCAGATGATGATGCAAATACAGCAGTACGCACTGGATTTAAATGGAGACTAGGAGCTAATAGATTCGATATTAGAACTGATGGCAGAAGATAATGGCAAAGCTTCTTGATAGTAGGTTACCATTAGCATTAACTGAGGTTGATGCGAACATATTCAATCGGCTAGTTAGAATACTAGAGATTAACTTAGGAAAGTTTGACCCAAATTCGACACCACAGTTTAATGACAGTGAAATAAGTACCTTTGCTTTTAACGCTGGCGATGTGATATGGAATACATCTATTGGCGTACTACAGGTTTACACTGGCAACGCTTGGTTACAACTACATGCTCCTGTTAGTCCTCATGGCTACCAGGCCAATGCACAATTAGGAGTTATTAGTATTCAAACAAATGGTGATATCACCTTAACTTTATGATAAATTAACCACATGGAAGGA